AGATGCAAGAGCAGATGCCAGAGTTAATTTACAAACAGGTGCTAATTTAGATTTAAGTTCAAAATCAACAAGTGATTTAACTGAAGGAACTAATTTATATTATACAGATAGTAGATTTGACACAAGATTAGCAACAAAAACCACAGACGACTTAACAGAAGGTAGTACAAATTTATATTATACTGATGCAAGAGCACAAGCAGTTTCAATCAACAATGTAGTAGAGGACACAACCCCACAACTTGGTGGAGATTTGGATGTAAATGGCAACAAGATTATTACAACATCAGATGCTGACATGGTTATCAAACCAGATCAAACTTCAGCAACTGGCAACTTTGGCCCGCAGGGCGAATGGGGTTGGGGTGGTGGAGTGGCACATTTCAACACGGCGATATCAGTAAAACAGGGCACGGACACGGCAGATCACAGCCTATTATACAATGCAGGTATACAGGTAACGGCGACACACGACAGTTTCCCAGCACTGGTATTGAAATCACAAAATGCCTCAGGTGTCAGTGACAATGGCAAATTTGGTAATGTATGGTTTGCGAGAAGTGGTGCGGATGGCAGTGATGCCTATTGTGCCAGTGGCGATATCGTAGGTGGATTTTACTTTTCACCATATGATGAACAGGCGGGCAACTACTTCAAAACACCAGGTAAGTTTTTAGCCAAAGCATCACAACAACATGCCAACGGAGCACTGGGCACACACCTAGAATGGTATGCTACACCAGATGACAGCACGACAATGGTCAGAGTTTTGGACATGCGAGGCGAACAGGTCATCGTCAATCCAGACAATGAGGATGTTGATTTCGTAGTCAATGGTGACACCAACAATGATGTATTGAAAGTTGATGCTGGCACGGAAATAGTTTCAACAGGCGGAGTGTTCCAACTTTATTCAGCAAGTGCTGATCCAAGTTCAAACTTGGCAAATGGACAGATGTATTACAACACCACAACCAACAAGTTTAGAGGTTATGCCAACGGTGCTTGGGTAGACTTGCATTAGAGATAAACAATGGAACAAAAAGAACAAGACAGATTAACACTAGTTGAAATACATGTAGCCAAGTTAGATACCAAATTAGAAATAATTGCCAACAACCACCTCAAACATATACAAGATGATGTTACTAATCTTAAAAAAACACAGTGGTGGACATTTTCAACATTAGTAGGTGTGTTGATTAGTGTTGTTGTTTTATTAGTACAAGCAATAATTTAATGTATCCAATAACAATAAACACTAAAATAATTCAAGATATAACTCATGCAACACATTCAGTGCGAATGAATTGTCCGCATGAATTTTTACCTAGTTTGCGATTAAGAGTTTTTATGCGTAGTGGGCCGTCTCCAAAAAATTACAACAACATCAAAACATATATGTTTCATAAAAAAGGTATGTTTGTAATAGGAATCAACAAATGGAATAACATGCCTAAAATGTTAAAACACATGCGTTATATTATGAAAGATATTCCTTTTGTAGCATTGATAAACAAACATTCATACAAAGGTGTAAACATAGATCAATGTCAAATGGATTTGTCAAAAAATAATATTGAAAGTCATGTTATTGATTCTTGGACACACAGTAGTAAAATGTTGAATAATTATAGTCCAAAACCATTTAGTCTTGGACTACAATCAAATGGTTATATATTGATGTTGCAAGGACCTTTTCAAACCTACAACAAAGTGCCAGGTTATGTTTATCCTGCTGAATATATGAAAACTACTGCTGTTGAGTCTTCTTATTAGCTTCACGCAATTTTGCAACAATAGTCAAAGGATCTTCCATCACAGGTTTGTCCTGTTGTGTTTCTCCCCCAACTGCTTCTGTAATTTCTTTAGATATTGAATTGGTGTTGGTACGCACCTGCACAATAGGCCAACCTTTTTTGCGACCTAATCTTTTTAGATGCATACGAATTGTTTGCACCACTTCATCAGTAACACCGTCAAAGTTGTCATCTCGTTGTGCCATGTCATTGTGTATTGCACTTACACAATTTTCATTGTCACACCAAACACTTAATCTTGTGCCTGATGATGCACCCAAACTGATTGCATGTTCCAATGCAGATTGCACAGCAACCATTTCTGCTAATCGTATGTCTGTGGTTGGTAAATCAATTGTGGTTGCTTCAATTGGTTGCTTATTTTCTGTTTGTGATTTGTCTATTCCGCAAGTTTCAAATGTAGTCATTCTGCCAGCGAACCCTGACTTGCAAGAGTCGTCTAATTGTTTTGCAGATGTGTAATATGTAATTTTAGCCATAATTTTTACCTTTCATTAAGTGCTACTATTTAGCGAGATAAATATTTGCATGGACACACAACAAAAATACGATCAATTTCAACAAGAACTAAATCGTCCAGTACAAATGGACTTAACAGAATTGCACAAAACCAAACCAATTGTGCAAATATGTACGCCCGCATATGGGGGTATGTATTATCATGCGTATTATCAAAGCATGATGGATGCTTTGCGTGTGTTAGGTAATGCTGGCATACAAGTAAACACATCAACAATAACAAACGAAAGTTTAATAACACGAGGCAGAAACATTTTGGTTGGCATGTTTTTAGCACAACCTACAGCAACACATTTGCTTTTTATAGATGCGGATATTGGATTTAAAGGTGATTACATAGTTAAAATGCTATGGGATTCAATGCGTGATGATGTTGACATAATTACAGGTGCATATCCTAAAAAAGGTATCAATTGGAAAAGTGTTATTCGTGCTGTTAAGCGTGGTGAATGCGACGCAAGGATGATTGAAAAATACAGCAACAACTACGCAATTAATTTTAAAAGTGAAACCATGGACATGACAAATGGACTAATAGAACTACATGATGCACCCACAGGTTTTATGATGATTAAACGCAAAGTGTTTGAAGAAATGATTAAAGCATATCCTGAATGCAAATATGACAACGATGTAAAAAATTTACATCCTGATGTTGTTGCAAACAGTTATGCATTTTTTGACACTGGCATAGAAGGCGAAGGTGCTTTGCATTTTGTAAAAAATTCAAGACGCTACTTGTCAGAAGATTATTATTTTTCAAGATTAGCACAAAATCTTGGATTTAAAATTTGGTTAGATCCCCGTATTAGTTTGGTGCATATGGGCACTTATGCATTCAATGGAGATGTAAGTAAATTGTTTAGCATGAAAGAAAATGAAAATGAAAAAGAAATATAAATCAATTGACGGACAAAAACAGTCTGTGTTATGGACTGTGTATCACACTATCTTAGCAGTTGAACTTGGCATTATAGTTGTAATCGAAGGAATAGAACTATGGCTAAGCCTCTTGTAAAAGTTGTTAATGAAACATTAGTTGATGACTTTGGTAAAAAACATTTAGTGTTGCAACCTGATTGCATGTATGCACTGACATATGATGGCAAAGCAGTGGTAATAAAAACTGTAAGTGAATTAGATAATAATCCAAAATATCAACGCACAGCATTTGCACAACAAGGCAGTGTGGAATTACAAGCAAAAAAATTAAATAAAATTTTTAACACTGATTTATTTGGTTTTAAAATTATCTAATCAACATCAAACAATTTGTTAAATGTGTTATCAAGTGCAGGCTTGTTGTCCAACACATGTGCTTGATTTTCTATCAACACATGTGAATAGTGTCGTTGCAACATTTCAATTGATGTACCCATTTGCAGTGCAACAGCACCCCAGTCACCTTTGGTTGAAATAATCTTTTGCGTGGCATAGGTATGGCGCAGGCTGTACATGGTACGCTTTTCGTTGTTGCTGTTGTATTCTAGGCCACTCCATTTTATCCAATTGCCAAATATGTTGCTGAAATCCACAACCTGCCACAATCTATTGTGCAACTTGTCGTTGTGTCTTTTTACACGCTTGTTGATCAAATTTGTCGCATATGCATCCACAAACACTTTACGCTGTTTAGTCTTACCATCCAGTGTTGCAATGTAACATTGTTGTCCCGTGACTTTGAATTTTTCTAAATGTTTGGTGCCAAGGTTAAGCAGTTCTTCGTTCCTACATCCAATATGCAATTGCAGTAACACATAGTCACGCAGATCAATACGCCTGTCGCGTATCCTGTTGTCTGGTGCACAATCAATATATTCTTGCAGTTTGTCTTTTAGTTTAGGTAATTCTTCTTTTTTAAAATCTGGTCTACGATTGTGTACGGTTGGTGCAGATATGCTGGGTATTTCTGATTGCAGGCACATGCCATTATGCACAGCAGTTTTGAACACTTGTGCTAGTGCATTCAATTCAAGTCTAATGGTGTTGTCACTAGGCACAGTTTTTAGGTAATTAGTCTTGCGCCATTTCTTATAGTCTGTGATGTGTTTGATTTGAAATTCGTTGATTGTTTTGTCTTTGAAAAAAGGTTTAAGATATCTATTGATGTGACCACTGTTGCTTCTGTACTTACGAAATGAACTAACACTGTTGTCTTTGTTGCTGTGTAGTTCTTTGATGTACATGTCTGCAACAGCACTGAAACCATATGAACGAATCGCTATGCCTTGTTTTTGTTTGTAGCGACATTCATCATATAGGTTAGTTGCAAACTGTTTAGCATCATCCAAATTGCTGTGACCTGTGCTTTGTCTAATTGGCCGTTCTCCTTTGATATTAATGTACACCTGCCACTTGGTGCTGTCACCTCTAGTGTGTAAAGTTATTGCCCCATCTCTTAATTTGTGTGTTTTCATAACCGTGTAAAAACTGTGTACATTCTATACTATTTGTGTGCAAGAACAATGATTGATTTACTTGGGTTTTTGTTGATTTTATTGGGTTTTTTGGGTGAAAGCCTTTGTTACAAATGTACCTGTTTAGCAAATTAACGGCAGTTCTATTGGGTTTTATTGATTAAAAATTGATATGTGTAAAGAATGTGTATGGTGCCGCTTCCCGGATTCGAACTGGGCACCTACTGATTACAAATCAGTTGCTCTACCAAATGAGCTAAAGCGGCATATAAATGGTGCTTTAATCCAATTTTAAGCACCTTACAAGCGCCATGAATATAATTTACAACACAATGTATATCAAGTATAAAAAAGCATGCCTAAATACACAATCAAGTATACTCATTTTGTTGAAGTTGAATGGGGTGCATACAAACACATAGAAGCAAACAGCATAGAAGAAGCAGAAAAAATTGCCATTGAAGCTGGCAAAAAAAATGACTTTGATGATGTTGATACAGTTTCAAATCCAGATCCAATAAGTTCAAATGGCAGGGCAGTTATATATGAAGGACATCAAGGTTGGGATGCATATGACAATGCATTAACAGAAGACATTGAATACGAATCAGAAGTATAATTATGTATGAACAAGAAATAGAACAACTGAATCAAGAATTAAAAGAAATAATTGTGCGTAGGTATTGTGAAATTATTCGTGAAAAATGGGATGACTTTGATGAAGTTACAGAACAAATGGATGCTGAAATATTCAAAGAAACAGTTAATCCTAACACAATTGATTTAAGTGAATGTTGGCAACAAGCACTTGACCAAGTTGATTTTGCTGATTAATTAAGCCAATTAACCACAGCAAATCTTGTGCCAAATTTCACAGGCATAACACCGTGCGGAAACATAAAGTTTGATGGAAACATTATAACATCACCAACCACAGGTTTGATCACAAGTTGTTTGTTAAAAAACATAAACTCCCCACCTGTGTAATCATCATTTAATATAATAGACACACTCATAGTGCGTGGTGAATTTGCATATGTATCAACATGTTCTTCAAACTTACCACCCGGTCCGTAGCGTAAAAATTGACTTTCTGTTTGTGCTTTGCAGTACATCATAGGATGTTTGCGTCTGTACTCATCATGTGCTTCCCACACAATGTCGTCTATTCGTTGATCTTCTATTTTTATTGTGTCGCATAATCTATGATCTTTAAGCACTTTATTACCTGTTGCTGTGGCACTTGTGGCTTGATGTAGATTGTCTGTGTTATATTGATTGATTAGTTCTTTGCATACTCTTGCGTTTGCAATAGGTAGCACCATTACATATTCGTTTAGATTCATTTCATTTACCCCACTTTTGTTCTTACATAAATACTTATGCGAAGTAATTGATGTAGGACAGCCATCCTTCAATTACTCCTATATGTAGCGGAGTGCAGTGTCGCGATAAAAAATTGCACTCCGCATTTTAAAGGAAACGAAATGACAGATAAAAACAGAGTAGATGAAGAATTTACAAAAATACTAAAAGAATTAGCAGAAAAATATTTTGAAAGCGAAGTAGTTCATGCACATGAATTATTTTCAGATGCGGCTTGGCCATCACTAGATGATCCGCACTACATCAAAAAAACAACTTTTACTGTGAATGCAAGAAAGGCACATTTAGCATTGTTAAAAAGTTTAGCACAACATGCCAGCGGTGCAGTGCATCCACAAGGCAAAAATCATATGACAGAAAAAAAACAAGCAGATGAATTATTGGCCAAAGCAAAATCAAGACTTGAAGAACAACTTAAACATCAAACAGAGCAGGCAGAAATAATAGAATTTAAAAAAGAGGACTAACAAATGGATTACATTCCATTTCGCCAATTTGTGGATGTACAAAATATTCTTGACGGGCGTACAACACCAGACTTGCATTTGGCAATGTGTGATTGGTTTGAACAAACACAAAAAAATCCAAGACGCATAATACAAGTGTTTAGACATGCAGGCAAAAGTCATTTGACTTGTTTGTATGTGGTGTGGCGTTTGTTAATGGATCCAAATTTTAGTTGCATAATTGTTTCTGCAAAAAGAAATGTTGCGTTGCGTAATTCATTGATGATTAGAACTGTGATTGAAACCAATCCACTTACACAGCATTTAAAAAAAGATTTAACACAATGGCAAGTACAAAACTTTACAGTTGATAGAGATGTAATTAGTTTGAATCCAAGTGTTGCTGTAACAAGTTTGGGTGCTTCATACACGGGTATGCACGCCGATTTAATTATAGGTGATGACTTGGAAGTTTCTGACAACAGCATTACCAAAGAAGCAAGAGAAAGAATTAAAGAGCGTGTGTCAGAATTTTCAAAGATGGCGCCAAACATTTTGCTATGTGGCACGCCGCACAGCAGTGAATCACTCTACGATCACCTTGTGGACATTGGATATCATATACACAAGATACCTGTGTACAATGCAGAAACAGAACAACTTGCTTGGCCTAATCATCCTGATGGACAATTTGATTGGGATTGGTTGGAGCGTGAACGAGCTTCTACAACAGAAGGGGACTTCAAAAGTCAGTACATGCTCATACCAAGTAAAACATATGAACCACTTATTGAACTAGACAAAATCCAATACTACAAAAAAGATATTATGGTACATCATTTACCACAACCATTTGGTGGATACTTGCCTGTGGTACGCTTGGGCGACAAGGACAATGCACCAAACATAAGGCGTATGGCAGGAGCATGGGACCCAGCAACAGGCTTGCATGGTAGGGATGCTTCTGTGTTTGCTGTTACTATGCGTGATGACAAAGGCAATGTGTTTGTGCATGATGTTATACAACTAAATGCAGTAGACAAAGAAACCAAAGACTTTTCAAATCAAATTGTGCAGATAGTACATGCTTGTGCCAAATATGGCATAGGCACTGTGTTTATTGAAGAAAACTTTTCATCATCACTATTGAATGAAGCCAAAAGAATTTGCAAAGAAATGAAACGCAAAATAAATTTTGTAAACAAATTTAGAACACAAAACAAGCGTGTGTTTATTGCACAAACATTAGAACCTTTGATCAAAATTGGCAGAATGTATGTGCATGAAAGAGTTGCAAAGAACAGCAATTTTATGAGTGAGCTTGAAGATTTTCCAAACAATGCACATGATGACTGTATAGATGCTGTAAGTGAATCAATATCACACTTACCAGAACCTGCTGTTGATGTAAGCAGAATACCATCAATACAAAGCACACTACAAAGCACTGGTGGTGTAGCAAAAATATCAAGATTGGATTGATAAATAACTACAGTGTTATGCAAAGTCATAACAGGGATATGTATATTATATATATAACTTAACGCACATGCGTAAAAGGATTAAGGCGATATGAAAATTTACAATAAAATTGTGTGGGACAAAGACGGCAATATCATAGAAGAAGATAGTTATGAATATGATGGCCCAGTCGCATTATGCGGCGGCGGCAGTCCACCTCCACCACCACCTCCGCCACCACCTCCACCACCTACAGTTGTTTACTCAGGTTCTGGCGCTAGATCAGAAACTAGAAGAAGAGATATGAGCACAACAGCTAATAGAAGAAGAGCAAGAGGCAGAGGAGCGTTGATTACAAGAAGAGGCACTGCATTAGGAGTTGAATCAAATCCAACAGGTGAAAGAAGAGGCTTGTTAGGTATGATCAACTTTATTGGTGACAAACTAGGAGTTCAATAATGGGATTCATGAAACCAAAAATTCCACCTGCTCCTACACCAGAAGAAATGGCTAGAGCGCAAGACAAGATTGCACAAGAAAGAGAAATGCGTCAAATCAGAATTGACAAAGAAATTAAACGATCTGATGCGGCAAATGAACTTCGTCAATCAATGAGAAAGCGTAAAGGCAGAGGCAGATTATTAACTAGAAGAGGCGGTGCTGGTTCAATTGGTGTTACTACAGAAGCTATAGGCCCTGAGTACAGAAGAACACTTCTTGGTCAAATCGGCGGACAGTAAATCATATGAGTGAAACAGTAATCAAAAAAATATTCTCACAAGCAAAAGCGGCAAGAGAATTGCACGAACCAGAAATATCTGAGGCGTACAAATTTACTTTCCCCAACAGAGACATTTGGCGTGTACAAGAAGGCGAAGTTGATAGAACAAAATTGTTTGATGCAACAGCGGCTGATGGCGTACAAAATTTAGTTTCAACTATTCTTACTCTGTTGATACCACAAAACCAACAGTGGGCACACATTGATGTAAGAGATGAAATCAAACCACAAGTAGCACCTGATGTAAGAAGAATGTTAGACATGGCCAACAAGGTTGTGTTCAAAACAATCAGAGACAGCGGCTTCTATGTTGCGGCTTCTGAAGCACTTACTGATTGTGTGATCAGTGGTACTGGTGCATTAACAATGGTTGAAACAGATGCTGGCATAGACTTTATGGCTATACCAACATATCAATTGTATTTCTTAGACAATCACAAAGGTGAAGTTGACACAGTGTTTAGACAACATCATCTACCAGCACAATATGTAGTTGAAAAATACGGCAACAAAGTGCCTGCAGAAATACAAAGACAAGCAGACAAAAATCCACAAAGCAAAGTAAAAATACTTGAAACATGTTTGCAGTTACCAAGTGACAAGCAATTGATGTACAGAGTGTTTACTGAAGACAAAATGGTTATGTTGGAAGAGACACCAACGCCAGCACAAATGTTTATTGTGTTTAGATTTACCAAAGAACTTGGCTCAGTATGGGGCTCTAGTCCACTACGCCAAGCATTACCACACATTCGTGTAGCCAATCAAGCAACACAATTGATCATGCAACAAAGTGCATGGGCTGGATTAGGTGCATGGCAAACAGATGGTAATGAAAGCACAGTCAACTTTGCTAATATGAAAATTGAACCAGGTGATGTAATTACAGTTGACTCACCATTACAACCAATTCCATTTCCAGGCAACTTCCAAATTAGTTTCCAAGCAGTAGAAGATCAGCGTATGAAAATCAACAAACTATTGTTTAATGATTCAATCATATCACCAGATCAATCACAACAAATGACTGCGTTTGAAGTACAAGTTAGACAAGCAGAATTTTTTAGAAAGATTGGTCCAGCAGGACTACGCATGGAGCAAGAGTTTTTACGCCCTGTGATTAAAAATTTAATCAAGCGTTTGCAGTTAAGAGGCGAACTACCAGAGTTTATCAATGATGGTACGCAGTATGAAATAGTTGTTAATTCAGCAGTTAAAAAAGGTATCAGCATGTCAGAGATACAAAGAGACCTGCAGATACTACAAATCATATCACAGCTAGGACCTGAAGGCGTTGCACAAATCAACATGGGTGCATTGGCAAGAAAAATTATTAGAGATGGTGATCTATCACCTGAAGTTGTACTCGATGAAGAACAAGTTGCAGAAAGAATGCAACAGCAACAACAAGCACAAATGCTACAACAAGCAACTGAATCAATACAAGAACAGAACCCACAGCAAGTGGTACCACCCAGCGGCATGGGTCCAACTGCTTAATAAATAAAACTGAACACAAACTGAAATGAACACAAATGAAATTTGTAAACGGCCAAGACTACACCACACCTGAAAAACGCCAAACGCTTGTTAACATGGCAAGACAATGGGTTGAACATCACAAACACGACAAAGGCAAACCTTATTGCGATAGATGGTTAGATCACATGATCAATTTGGATATACGCAAACCTGGTTATGGCTACACACAAGGCATTGAAGATGATGACGGACATTTGCACTGCTTGATAGTGGGCGAACTGATGGAAAACTATTGGATACAAAGTGTGGATTGTTCAGTGATTGTGTTGCTTACAAATAGACCGTGCAATCCAAAATATCCCAAAATGTTGATTGATCGTTTTGCTGAATGGGGACAACGCAGAGATGCAAACATGTTGTACATGTTCAGTTGGAGTGATCGTCCAGCATACAATCGTGTGTTCACAAGATTAGGATTGGAACCTGCGGGCTACACATATGCAAGGAAACTGAAATGAAACCAACAATGAAACAATTGAAAGAATGTTATCAGCGTGTGTTTGACACTGACAATGGTCGTGCTGTTATGAATGATTTAGAACGCATAACAAACCAAACCAGAATCAGCAGTGATGCACCCAATGCCAACAGTGCTATCTACAAAATAGCACAACAACAATTGATCCAGCGTATTCGTAATATGATGGAAATGAATGAAAACAAATCAAACTTAACAGGAGACAACTACGATGAGTGAAGAAAACACACCAGCAACTGAAACAGTTGAAACAACTGAAACAACAGCGCCTACTGAAACACAAGGTTTGCTAGGCGATGCACAACCAACAGAATCTGCAGAAACCACAGAACAAACTACCCAATATGATTGGTTACCTGAAAAATTTAAAACACCAGAAGATTTGGCCAAATCATACAATGAACTTGAAAAGAAACTGGCTGACATACCCAAAGCACCCAAAGAGTATTCATGGGATTTTGTCAATAACATGGACATGGATTTGACAGGTGATGAGGACACCAAGCGTGAAGCTGAGGATTTGTTCCGCACATTGAACATGTCGCAAAAACAAATTGAAGGTGTGGTGGCACTATACAAAGACCAGCTGGGAAACATCGATGAACAGTATCAAAAACAAATGCCTGTTCGTGCTGACCTAGAACAAGAAAACGCAAATTTGAAAACAAAATGGGGCAATGAATATGACACCAAATTGGCCGCAGTAAAAAAATATGCCAGCAGTTTGCCAGCACATGTATTGACTATGCCTTTGACAGACACAGCAGACGGACTTGAAATATTGTACAACATGATGGATGGTGGCAAAGTGCCCAATCCAATCACCAACACGCAGTCAAGAACTGAGGACACAATCAGCATCAGAGAAAAAATACGAGAGATGAGAAATGATCCTAAAATGAATTTACCTCAAGGCGATCCAATTGGCGATAACGCAAGAGCTGAATTATATAGGATGTATGAAAAGCTGACTCAACTGGGTGGATAAATACAAGTGAGGCATTGACATATGTCTCTCCTTTATATTGTTACTTGAGAAAGGGCTGTTGTGTTAGCAGTCCTTTCTTTTTTTGTGACCAATTTCATGTAATTGCTGTAAGCAGTGTTTAGGCTGTAGCTTTGCTACAGCACTAATAATACGAAGCACAGCTTCGTATTAAACACTTTCCAATTGGATTAGTATCTATCATTTGCTCATACGACACCGTACGCAAGTGTCATATAAAAAAAGCATTTGCCCTTTTAGACAAGAGGTATTTTTCGCTAACGCAAGTCATATGCAACAGGGCTTTGTCCTAACCCAACCTCTAACAATTGTATTATACTGCCTCGTGTCATCTACGCAGTTTCGTTGCTGACTTTGTGTTAATATCGCTAACACCAACGGTTCCAAGCAATTCACCTGTGTGTTTCAACCGCATTTTGCTGTGTTTGTGTGGGAACTATATAGCCTAAAATTTGCCCAATGTTGTGTGTAATAAAAAGTGCCTAGTGTGTGCCTAAATGTGCCTATTAATAATTATACTTTCTCGTGTTTGAAAAAATCAACCAAAAAGAAAGTGCTTGATGTATTCTCTGTTTGTGTGTTTGATGCGTTTGCGTTCTATGTAAGCATCAATTTGCTTGTTCATATCTGCTTCTATGAGCTTGTTTTCGCCAAATTCACCTGCCAAATAACGCTGTATTACAGATTTGCGTACATCTGTGCTGATGTGTTTGCTTAATTTCTTTGCTTTACGATGAAAGCGTAGTTCAATCCGCTTTTCTCCTACCAGCATATTACAAGTGTGTTCCGTCATAGTTGTGCTATCTCCATTCCGCATATATGCCCAGGTTTTGATTTTAACTGCTGTTTCACGGGTGCTTTAACAATTTGTATTTTATATGTGTCCCAAGCACCGTTGTAGTCGCGATGCTCCAGCAAATTCATATATCTCATATATCTGTTCCAGCGATTGATTTGTGCCAAGGTAAAATGTTCAAGCCCGCCTGATTTGAGCGTGGTATTACATTTATATAATATGCTGTCTATCAATTCCTCGTGCGTATAATATTTGCCCAAGCCGTGCTGTTGCCTGTAAGCGGCGTTTTTAGTGTGGGGAAACCATTTTAGTTCCTGTAGTTGTGATTTGCCCTTGACTTTTTTAAACGGGTGACGGTTGATGTGTTTTAGAAAAAAATCCTCTCCAAAACGCTTGTCTATGTAGTGTGCGACTGCGATACAACCCTGTTTGAGTGTTTCGTGAAGCTGTTGTGCTTGTACTTCATCCGCTGGCACTACCCTGATGCTGGCTTCTTGCCCGTGGATTAATTCGCCGTCATACTCTTGTGTTGATGCTGTGATTTGTAGCATTGTGTTCTCCTTTATAGTTGTACTTATCAAATTGAAGCATTTTGATGCCCAAATAGGTGTTTTTTGACTGATTTATACTGCCAATAACTCAACCAATTGCTGTTGTTCATCAATTTGCCCAGTTTGTGCTTGATATTTGATGTAGTGTCGTTGAAGTCCTGCATACTTGCATAAAAACATCACTTGATACAATGCATCCGCCAATGTGCATCCTGTTTGTGGATTTATTGTTCGTTTGCACCAATCCAGCAAGCCTTGTGGTTGTGAGATAATTGCGTGCCAGTGATTGCGTATGTGCCAATAGTGATCCGCATCCAAACCGCATTCTAAATCACCTTGCACCCAGTTATCATTGTGTTGATAGTAATCTGATGTGATGAAATCAATTGCCCTTTGCAGTGCATCATCATTGTGTGCGCCTGTGTAGTCCTGTTGTTGTGCCATCGTCTTCTCCTATATTTTGTATTTATTGTGGCGATGAATGGCTGTTTTTGATGAAAAGGCTAATATCCAACAGAATACAGCACATTCCCCGCTGTTGTTCTGTTCCTTCCAATTGTTTTAAGCAATTACATACATAATAGCATAATAGTGTGGTGTTGTCAATCTTTTTTCTTGACAAAAGAGGATTTTTCTGAAACTGCCAACGCCAGTTGTGACATTATCCTGGCTACAGCATATTCCTCTCGCCTACACTCTTGCTGTCTATACTTGCTGTCCAATTTAGAACGCTTGTGCCTGTGTTTGTTTGAACGCTGTTTCACTTTCACATTTTAAAGTCTGATTGTGCGTTGGACAATGGTGAATGGTGGATTATTTTGGATAACATTGTGCTTTACTAACTAATCGCACAGCTTCCGTGATTGTGATGTACGCAACCTTATAAAAGAGGATAAAAATGATGCATCACCGTTCATCACCGTGCTTCACCGTTCATCAGCGTGTGCCTTGCTGTGGATTCACCGTGGCGAACGCTTTACTTTCAGCGTGTTGGACGGTGGTATAGAGTGGCGCAAAGTGATTGCTGTGTGGTAATCATGCTGTGTCCAATGTAATACTGTTCGCATCCAACAGAATACTGCTGTGTCCAATGTAATACAATCTTTGGACAGGGTGATGCTTACACGATCTCCGCACGGTGGCCTATGGTGGCGTCGCAACCTCTTGTGCTGTATAGAGAAATCTGGCCAATGTGGTGCTGTAAATATAACAGCTTCACCCTAGGGTGTGTGTTTTTGCAGTTTTGGCCAATTTTTACAGGGTGGCCACCCCTTTTTAGAAAATACTGGTGTGCGGCTAAGCAAGAAAAAAACGGCCACCATTTTCTATAAAGCTTCTAGAAAATCGCGATGGCACAGCACAAATCTATCTGCATCCATCCTGTCCCAAAATGTGAAATGTGTTTCACTGTTGATCTTGTCCACTGTCCACTTGTGGAAACAACAGGTTGAACACCATTTGATGAATCGTGCTGTTTCGCTGTCCGTGAGTGTTACGAATTGTATTACATGTGTCATAACAGTATTTAATCAATCTGCTTGTAGTGTTTGTAACGGCCTCGCTTCATCATGTCCCCAACATTCTCTCGCTGTGTGCCCACGATAAGGTGCCTA